GAACCACCACCCCCCGAACCGCCACTACCGCCAATTCTTTCACCCGAATTTGATGACCCACCTCCGCCGCCACCATTAGACGTAATTGAGGAAAAAACCGAATTCCCCCCTGAAGAACCCCTTAACCCGCCACTAGACCCACCAGCGCCGCCTGCGCCGACCGTTACCGTGTAGGTATTTCCTGCGGTAACCGATAAACTTGTGCCTGTTCTAAAGCCACCAGCGCCGCCACCAGCAGCAGCAGCACCATCGCCACCACCACCACCACCAGCTACGACCAGATAATCAACGCTGGTCACACCTGTTGGGCAAGTCCATTGAGATGAACCTTTGAACACAAGCACGTTGTTAGATGGTGCTGTGTACTTAATGATGACTACGCCAGAGCCGCCAGCACCGCCAGCGAAAGATGCGCTCGGAGTTCCAGAAGAACCAGTACCGCCGCCGCCACCACCAGTATTTGCTGTTGCACTAGAACCAGTAGATTTAGCGCCGCCATTTGCTCCGCCACCAGTACCACCAGCTCCAGCATTTGTTGAAGCAGGAGCTGTATAACCACCACCGCCACCACCACCAGCATAGGTTACTGAACTTCCTGAAAGCGTAGATGCTGTTCCGTTGCCGCCGTCACCGCCTTTTGTTCCTGATCCATCGCTACCAACTGCACTCGCACCACCACCACCTCCCCCGCCAAACTGTGCGCTAAATATAGCTCCAGCTCCACCATTATTTCCTTGTGATGGAGATGTTGAAGGCGTGTTACCAGCCCCTCCGGGCGAACTATAACTAGAACCACCACCAGAACCACCCGATGACCCTTGTATTGTTCCTGAACTTGGTTGTCCTTTTGCCCCGCCACCACCGCCATTAGATGTAATCGTAGAAAAAACAGAATTTGATCCGCTACTTCCTTGATTTGAACCAGCCGCACCACCATTCCCACCACCGCCAACAGTCACTGTGTAAGTTGTGCCAGCGGTGACAGACAAACCAGTACCAGTACGGAAGCCACCAGCACCACCACCGCCAGCACAATAATCTCCGGGGCTTGCACCGCCCCCACCACCACCACCTGCCACCACCAAATAGTCCACTTGCGTGACACCATCTGGACAAGTCCAGTCCTTTGTCGATGTGAAAGTTTCGATGATGGTTAAACCGCCACCGCCTCCAGCAGCGCCATAACCCATCAAAAGTGCTTGTAGGATGCCTGTCATGTGATATTCGATCCAGAGATAACCCAAACTTGGCTAGAAATCTTGACTGCGGTTGCCACACCCCACTGGGTTAGTGTTCTGCTACCAGTTGCGCCATTTGATGACAAATACAGCGTGTCTGTTGTCAAAGAGATCGTGACGTTGTTGGCAGAACCATTGATGATCGTAACCGCTGAACCCACCGTGAATGCCACGTTAGAGTTTGCAGGAAAAGTGTAAGTCGCTGCTGCTTGGCCTGTCGGGTGATAAATATGTTTACCCGCATCCCCCAACACGACGTTGTAATTACCATTCTGGCTATTCTGTGGCAGACCGATATAGCCAACTACATTGGCGCTATCAGATACGGCATTACCCGCAGTCGCATTGTTTAACGTAACATTGCCTAACGAACTGCTTGTGCCACCTAACGCAATGGTTGTATTACCAATGGTGACGTTGCCGCTTGCTGCTCCTGGTGCTTGGCTAGCCCAAGTGGTTCCCGTAGACACCAGCACGTTACCAGCAGTGCCTGGCGCTACAACCTTGACTGCATTTGCGCCATTACCAATCAACACATTCTCTGCGGTCAAACTGGTTAAACCAGTACCGCCTTGTGCAGCAGTAATCGGTGTTGATACGCTAGTGATGGTCACATTCGCAAAACTCATGTTGTTGAGTGTTGTGACCGTGTTGCCAAGCTGGATAGCAGTATTGCCTAACGTGATCGGGGTAGCAAAATTGGCATCCAATTGCGACAACGGTATAGACGTTGTTGCATTGGCAAATGTATTTGGAACTGGCATTTAGAACCTCACTCTCAATTCATGTTCGTACTCAAAACCGTTAATCACCATTGCTGATGAATTGGAAGTAACGGTCATACCAAGATACTTACCCCATTGCTGCGCGTCTGTTTTGTACAGCACAAATCCCTGACCACCGATCCACAAAATAATTGCAGAGGAATTATTAAGCCAAGAAATTGGATTTCCAAAATTATTAATCCAATTGACGTAATTGCCAAGTTCATAAACAGGGCTGGCGCTAGTTTCGCTATCCACCGTTGTTAGCAAAATGCCACCACCAGAGATAGTTGCCTCAATACCAATCTTTAGCGCCTGCTTTGTCCTGATCGGATCAGTCATCGGCATCAATGCCGTTTCAATAAGACTTGGCACAGTGCTTACAGAATCGGAATACAGATACAACAAGTCTGTTCCGGTCGTGCCGTACAAATTGATCTTGCCGCCTGTTTGGATGGACGTAATCAACTTGGTTGCTGTGTTCTGATTGGTAAAAAACCATTTCTTATCAAAAAACACCGCTTGAACATACCGATAAGTACCGTTGTCGTTGTACCGGATGTTAAACGCCGCGCACAGAATGTTATTCAGCAGCACCTGACCTGCCGTAATAATGGCAGTTGTAAAGTCAATGTTCGGGAATACACCGTCTAGCGGGTCTGAAATCTTGGATGTGGTCGAGCCAACCAAAGCGTACATCCCGTACTCATTCATAAATAATACTGAACGAAAATACGGGAACAGACCGTAAGGCAAGCGCGTACCTACTGACGCACTGACGTTTGTGTTGGTAAAAATCGTTGTGCCAACATTGGTCACCCTGACATCAGAGAAGACGTTAATGCTGTCCTCACCAAAGATGTACAAAAAGTTATTGGCTGACAACAGTTGCACGATATTACTGTGCAGTGTCGAATCAGTCAGAGTAAGTGCGCCAGCAGAAACGCTTGTAAAGTCGCTGTAGCTACCAGCAGCAGAATAACTAACCGTTCTTCCCTGACTAACCCAAGTTCTGCCCGAAAAGGTTTGGATGCCTGAGATGGGGTCGGTGAGGATGACTGCTTTGGCTGTCGCATTGCTGCCTCCCCCGCCCGTAATGGTTACGGTGATGTTTGAGTTGTTGGTGTAGTTCGTGCCAGGATTGGTCATCACCACACGGGTAATTTGACCACCTGCCAACACTGCCGTACCTGCTGCGTTTGTACCGCCACCACCTGAAATCGTGACTACCGTGTTAGCTGCGTTGGTGTAGCCTGAACCACCGTTTGTAATCAGCACCGACACCGTGCCTTTTTTAAACGTAGACAAACTAGCAATTGCTGTCGCGTTTGTGCCACCACCACCGGAGATTGTGACCGTAGGCGGCGAGGTGTAACCTGATCCGGCTTCTGTCAGGGTAATCGCTGTTACCACATTCGCCAACACCGAGGCTTGTGCTTCTGCTTGTATCCCGCCTGTTTCATTCGGGGCGCTAATGACTACCGCAGGCACGTTGGCATAATTGCTGCCGCCATTGGTAATAACTACTGATCCAACTGATCCAATAGATACAAGATTAGTGCCATCCCAAGTGTAGACACCATTGTTTGGATCGCCGATAAGTATGCGTTCGCTTTTCCACTGTGTGACGTTAATACCGCCATTAGAAAACGTACCAGTAGTTGCGACATTTCCTTTACTGTAACCAATGACGTTGACATATTCTGCCCTTCCGTCCGCACAAAAACCTAGCGCAAGATCATCATTGTTGATGTTGCAAGATGCTAAAGTAGTTACTGTATTGGCAAACGTGACGTTCGCAGTGGTGTACGTTGGAACAATCTTGAGGTTGGCGTAACCGATAGGCATGGCATTTTCTAGCCACGCAAACTCATCCTTATCAATAGCCGTGCGGTTAGCTTTGGTATTGATACCTTTGAAGTTCTTGACTACTTCGTAGCTTTTCTTTTGCTCTGTCGCAGCCATAGTTAGAACGGAGTGCTATAGGGGTCAGGCATTCGCCTTGTGAACGTGGTGTTGAGTACAGAGCGAACCTTGCTGACATATTGCTGATAGAAAATTTCAGATTCGCCATAAGACTGTTCTTTAAACTTCGCCGTATACGATGCGTAGTACGCAACAGGTGTTGTATACGGATCAATAATGGTATCGACCTCTGCGCCATTCACTAAGGGCAAAGGCAAAATGGTCGTGTCTACCTCAATGGTGTAGACCTGATCAGGTACTGGCGAAATGTAAATCTGGTTTTGACCAAATACCGAAAACGCTACTGGACGCCCGATGTAGTTCTGCCAATACCGCAACTGTGCGTTGAACTGTGTCCAAGACATATAGGACAGCGGGTAGCGGCTGTTCCCCCAAAACACATTAATGTTCAGAATGTCTAGCGTCTGACCAGCTTCCGGCAAACTGCCATAAGGAATGATCTCAACATTGCCGACATACTGAAGCTGTGCTGTGCCATTCGCAAAAGGCGTTGATGGCGGGAAGTTCGTATAAGAATCTGGATACGGCGGCGGGTCATCACCCGTTATACCAGCCGTAGTAACGACATAGGTAAAGATGTTTGAGAAAACCAAGTCATTCAGATTGACCGCCGTATTCGCAGCCCACGCTACCGGATTACCGGAATAGCCTACGGGTGCTATTGGTGTTTGAGCAACTTGTAGTTTTCTTAAACAGCCGGTATCTCTGGCAACACGCTCCCGCGCTCCGTTGATGTAATCAGTCAGTTCGGAGTCGGAATAGAAATTCCCGTTTGCATCGTGCAACAGCCTACGGACTTCCGTGATATAGCTGTTAAGAGTTGCCATTTAAGACCCATATCTAAGCGGCTTTAACGACTGTTCTCCCCCGATGTGCTTTAGGCACAAGGGGGGTTACTGAGTCATCGCCAGGGGATAAAAAGCGATTCTGTTCCGGCTTGTCTTGGGTTATCTCAAACTTTGCCAACCTGACCAAACCTTCTTCGATCTCATTGGTTGATTTGCATAACCCAAGCATCACCATCGCAGGAAGTTTATTTTCCTGCTCATAACCAAATACATGACGCGCCATCTCCACGCTGATCTCAACTGATTCGTTTACAGGAAACTTATAGTCTTTAAAAGCGTAGGTTTGGATCAGAGCCTTTTCGCCCCGATTCGTCACATAGATAGTTGTCATAGCGTAATAATGTCACCGTAAACAGTAATGTCGCAAGTGCCGCCGCTAACCGCTGTGTTCACTTTTACATACATTGAACCAGCAGAATAAACCGTCGTAGCAGTACCAGTTGCCAAGGTAACATCCTGGTACTTATCTGTGCCACTGACGGAGGACAAAACAGTTGCATTGCTAACAGCGTTAGACGCATTGCCATCGTTAGATGTCAAGATCGTCACGTTAGCCGCAGCAATGCTCTGATTTGCATTAGCGACAACAATCCTGCGAACAATGTACTCGCTGCCACCCACGACAGGAATTTGAGCAACTGCGTTTCCGGTAGCAGCGACGCTAACGCCAACTGCCTTACCGAAAGCAAAGTTACCAAACCCGTCTGGATAGAGCGAACCTACATGGTTTGCGTTCATGTTGTTGGCTCCTTATGCGTAGGTGCTGCCTACATCCTCGCCACCATTAACGGTGTAGAGGGTAATGGTCGGCGTACCTGACAGCACGTTTGCACGGACGTTAGTACCGTCAGCAATGAACAGACCACCAGTATTGTTAGCAACAACAACAGCCCAAGTAGCGTTGCTGATGTTGCCCGACGTATTGGTGTTCAGTTCAATCGTGACGTTTGCCGTTGGCGCAATGTAATAAGTGCCAGCATCAAGAACAACAGTTGCGTTACCGGCAGAATAAGGCTGGAAGTACGAACCGTCACCGCCAGTTGCCGAGTTAGCAAGTAGAATTTTATTTAAGCCAAGTGCCATGACTATTTCTCCTTTACAGTGTTAGAGAGTTATAGCCCGTGACCTTGGTCATCGACTTAGGCTTCGTATTGACCAATTCAGCAATCGTCAGCACTGCGCCAACGTAGCCAATCTGCCAGTTCGGAAGGGTCGATTCAAAGCCCGTGAACACGAACGAACCCTGCTCATGAATATAGAGCGACAGGTAGTTGCTGTTCAGGAAGTAAACAGTACCTTCAGGGCAATAAGGATCAGGATAAATTGGCACACCAGCGACCATCAAAGCGCGGAAAGCTGCTTGTGGGCCATTGGCGTCACCATCAAAGCCGTTACCTGGGGTGATCATGTACTGCTCTTGACCGACAAAGTCTTGAGCCAACAGAGTCCAAGTACCGAAACCGCAAACACCAAACGACGGTACTTCAGCACCGTTCTTCACGGTTCCGCTAATGTACTGAAGGATGTTTTGACGGGTTGGATTGACCGAACCAGCGGCATACTCTTTCGACTGCCACCAAGTGTAGGCCGAACGGCTAATGTTGCCGTAAGTACCCGATGACGAAACAGCAGCCGGTAGGCCGGTGAACTGTTGGGTGTTCGTCGTGTTGTTGTACAAGGCAGTTGCCATTGCATCCATCATCACGTTAGTCGCGTCATTCATACGCGCTTCGATCAGAGGAATGATAGCTGCGTCTTGCTGAACTGCACCTTCCATACCGAGGAACGGTACTGGGGCAATCATCAGCTTCAGGTTGAATTCAGCGTTGTAAGCACCCTGCTGAACAGACGGTTGAGCGAACGAGCCGCTGTAGTCTGACCACTGAGCGTTTACGAACTGTGAACCCTGGACAGGAACAGTTACAGAGGAAACACCGCCGGAAGCCTGTTGCGAGTTAGCAATCAGAGCCGCCATCAGCGGTGTCGAGTTATAGAGTTGTACGACCAGCTTCGGGATAAACGCCCTACGGGTAACGTAAGTTAGTTCCGTAAATTGCGTACTACCCGTTGCCGGAAGAATACCGCCACCAATAGGCATAGTTTATCTCCGAGTCAAAAATCCCCTTGTTTACAGGCCAATGGGTCGCGGGTTTTTCCGCAACTCATTGAGTGCTTTTGCTGCTTCATCCCGTGCGCCAGCAACAGGGTTCTTCCAGTATTTCGACAGGTCGAACTTGTTGATAGTTGACGGGTTGTAACCAGTTGGCGTCGGTGCGGCAGATTGCTGCATCCAGCGCCAGTATTCTGCTGCTGCTTCGTGGTTAGTAATGCCTTTTTCCAACATCACCTTCTCCACTTCTTCAATATCTTCGTCGTTGTCAATCAGACCTTTGGACTTCAACTTGCTACGACGCTTGTTGAGTTCATCCATCGCATCGCGCTCACGCAGCTTTGCTTCCAATTGATTTACACGGTCATACGCTTTATCTACCGCATTGCGCGTGTAGTCTTCAATTTCCAGTTCGGGAATCGGCATCTCCGGCTTAACCTTCCGTACTTGACGCAGAAAGTCTTTGCGGGTTTCAGGATTCTCGGACAGTTGTTTTGCAAGCAAAGCCAGTTCGTCACGGGCTTCTGGTGTTAGGTCTTCTAATGACATGACTATCCCCTTAATAAATTAGATAACGCGCTTACCGTCACCAGGCTTCTGAACTTGCATCTTGTTCTTGCTGCCTGCTGCGCCAGCGTTCTTCAGACCGCCAAACTCCGAGTAACGTGGAGTATTAACGATTTGACCATTCTGCTGGTTGTTGTCGGTAGGTTTACGAGGTGCAGAAGCACCGCGAGGCTTGAATAAATCCATGATTTCTCCTTACATTGGTTGAGGGGTTGCGCCTGGCATCTGCATACCAGGTATTGCTGGCGCTGCTGCCAAAGCTTTACCTTCCGGCGTTGCGCCACCCGCCTGCGGAAGTGTTTGTAGCATCTGAAGAATCTCAGACTGCTTCAATTCGTCAACGGATTCTTTCTTGCCGCCGATGACACCAGTTAAGGTGCGTAGCGCAGACAAGACTTTAACGCCTTCAGGTGAACTGCTACCCAACGCAGGCAGTGCTTGTTGAATTAAGTCCATCGCCAAGCCTAAGTTGACCATTGCGCCTTCACGATTACCCATTTTGGGTTCAGGTGTGGACATTGGGGCAGACATTGGCGGGGTTTGATCTGTTGCAGACGCTTCAGAGGCCAAAGGAGAAGGCTGTTCAGCCCCACGCTGGCTACGCATCATTTGCATCAGTTGATCCGGTGGTACGCTCATAAATACCCCAATTAATTTTGGCGATAGAAGTAAGCTTTTTGATAGCTTTTGTCAAGTAGGGGCGTATATTTAAACTCCCCGCCCCCGCAGGGAAATCACTAAGGATTACTTGCGGCCTTTACGACCTTTGCGACCTTTGCGTGCCATAGTAGCCTCCACAAAATGCGGCCAACTTAACAGGGGAAGTCAGCCAGACCCCATTCCTTACTAGGAATTACCGACGAGTCTTGCGACCGCGCTTCATTTTCTTGTACATCGTCATCTCCTGACAGGTTTATCCCCTTACTGTACGTCCGTAAGTCCGTGTGGACGGGCTACGGTCAAAACTCCTTACGCCTTGCACCCGATACTGCAAATTAGGCTGGCGGGGCGAATCTTGCATCGGAGCCGTTGTGCCTGCTCTCGGTTGGTCAGCCTTTGGTGAAATTGCATCTTGTGCCATTATTCCCCCACTGCTTTTAGGTCAGGTTTACTGGGTTGCGTTTGCTGTTGCGGCTGCTTTGCTTCCATTATCTTCAGCTTTTCCTTCAGCAACTGCTTCATCGGCGGTTCAAGCAAATCTATCAAAGATTCCTTGTCGATAGCGCCAGCCTTAAACATATTGAAGGCAAGCTGTCGCAGGTCTTCCGTAAAGATTGGGCTGTTGGAATGCGCGTCTACCTTCACCACATAGTTGTTTGTAAACTGTTCTGCTATAAATGACAACCCTTCAGCGTCTTTCAGCTTGCTGTCATCGTAGGCTTGAATCAGTTTTAGGAACAGTGTGGCTACTTTTTCCAGACTATCTTCAATAATGAGCGCACGTTTTTTCGCTCTTGAGGAACCAAGTCGGGCGAGTTGGGAGGCGTGACCTTGGCTTCTGACGCCGGTTTCTCCTCTGCCTGAGAGTACGCTTGTAATACCTGACGCTTCCGCGAACATCTGATCCACTTCACGGATCACCTCGAACAAGTCACCTGGCATTTGCGGAGCCATCTTCTCAACTTTGGCGTTAGGCATATCGGTTGCCAGCAAGCCGCCTGCCCGATTCAACGCAAAGTTCTTTTCATCCAAGATGCCGGTAAAGCCAATCAATGCCGTAGGCGGCGCAACTTGCTTAGACAGCAAGTCCAAAATCTCCGTCATGCGCTTGTTCCGCAACGACTGCAAGAACACCAGACGTTGCACCTCGCTCTGACCCCAGTAGTAGTCGTACATTGGGTTAGGGCAAAGTTGGACAAACGGCAGTTCGCCCTTCAGGAAGACTTGCTCACCTGGTCGGTCATAGATGATGACGTCCGGTTCGGCAATTGTGACCACTTGGTAATCCAGCGTGTCATCGTTCCAGACCCACAGTTCCGTCATCTCTACCGTATCTTCAGCCACCCGCGCCTTGTAGCGGTTCATGCCGGACAGATCTAGGTTGACTGTACCTGTCATGGTCGGGTTGGTCTGCGACATGATGATGCGGTCAATGCCATCAGGGATGTCGAGTTGCTGCGGCTGGTAGGAAGACGTTACCCGTTTAACAATCTCATCGCGCTTGGGATGCGAGTACAGACGAGCGTAGAGTTCCGACTTGGTAATGTAGTAGGTCTGCGCTATCGCTTCTTGGCGGTCTGTGTAGGGAACATCCTCACGCAATACGCCAATACAAGACGGTTCCACCATGTAGGGGTGAACGCCATTGTTGACGATTAGCTTGACGTAGGTTGTGCCAAAGCACAGCGCCCAGGTTAGGGCAGTAGAGAACACCTGATCACAGTTGCTGTTTAACCATTCATCGTTTAGCTTGTTCGTCAGAACGGGAATCTTGCGGTGTTCTTGAGGACTAACTTCAGCGCCGAGGTTGATGGTAAAGCGTGTCGTTTCTGCGGAGTACAGGAACGAGGTCAACTGGTCGATATGCGGAAAAATCTTATTAAAAAGCGCCGGTGATTCTTCCGGCGCTGCGCCAAACAAATAGTAGGATCGAAGTGCGGAGTAATCAGCCTTGCGTTCCTCCCGTGACACAAAGCACTTCTGGATTAAGTCCAGATAGAACTCCTCACGATGCAGTGGGTTGCTAGGTATCCGCATTTGGATTTATTTGCAGGTTGTCATGGTCGGCTATATAACTCGCAGTCTTAGGTGCTGTCAAGTTACCAAGGTCTTTAGGGTTTACGCCCACAGGTTCACCGTTAATAGAACGATAACCATTGCCCTTCACCAAGCTGTCCAGATTCCAGCGAGTGCCGGACGTATTGCCCCACATCACAGCGTCACCAGGGCGCTGCTCTCTTGGCGCTTCCGGTGGCGTCTTGTTGTTGCGCGTTAGGTAACCCGATTGGCTTTCGCCCTCGCGCACAGACTTGATATCCGTCATGTCAAAGTCCATTGCCAACTGACTCAAGGTCTTGTCGTTGTGTTTAGTCTTATCAGACTTTAAACCAACCGGCTGAAGATGCACAATAGACACTTCTTCATCGCAGTTCTTCATCGGACACTTAGCATCAAACGACTCAAAGTAGCCGTGTGTCTGACAATGATAATCACGCAATATCGCCATAATCATATCCCCTTCAATTTATCATCAAGTGAATAACCAGAATAATCAAGACGGTTCTTTATACCAATATCCAGTTTGATCTCGCCATCTTTCAACGTTAGTCCATAGCCTCTGACCATCCGCATCTTGGGTTCTTTGCGCCATTCGATCCATTTCTTGCCGTAGCGCTCCATGACCGCCACCTCGCCATTACGCCAGGCGTCATACCCTCTGGACACCCTGCGCTGAATCAGTTCAGTCATCGGATACTTTTCATTGATGAAGACGTTGTAGAGCGTTTTGCGGTCAACACCGCATAGTTCAGAAAACAACTCCAGCGGAATACCGCGCCTCTCATCAGCCACAAACGCTTTGATAATTCTTAACAATTCCTTTTTAGGAATAATGTCGATCACGCATTGCCTCCATAAATACCAATTCTTTTCAAGTAATCAGATACGTTCCTGCCCACCGCCACCTGCTCCGGCGTCATGTCATCTGTCTTTCTGCTCATCTCGCGGGTGATCTTCATGTTGATCAACTTAGGCTGTACCTGCTCGGCAAATGCCGCGCAAGCCAAAGCCGCCGCCATCACACGATCATCCTTGTTCCTGCCTGTTGCTTCAATGCTTGAACCATCACGCACAATGGTCTTCATCTCATCAATCAACTCAGTTGAATAGATCGCCATCATGTTGCGCTCAAAGTAATCTTTCATGTACGACAGCATTCGCTCTTTCGTCTGTGATGTCGTAATCCAGCCGATGCTGTTACTGATGCCGCCTAACGTATCGTTACGCCGCCAGATGTAATTACTCATGCTGCCAAGCACATTCATCAAGTCATAGCCTTGTTGACCTGTTAGTGTCGCAGCCTGTCGCTTTAAGTTTCGCAGTTCATTGATGACCGCCTGACCAGGACCATTGACCTCAAGGTTAAGTGTCGAGTTCTTGTAAGCGCCAGCAAGGTGGGCAATCACCCACGCGAACTGATAGGTGTTCATCTCCGGTGTCGCAAACTCTGCAACCTGCTCCATACCGTCAGCGTAGCAACGGAAGACTTGTATGCAAAAACGATCAGCCCAATCAGAACTGCCATAAGCAGGGTCTGCACCAATAACGTAATAAGCCGTATCAACTGGTTCCTCCCATATCTTTAGGGTTGCCAAGCGCTCAGTAGACTTCACCACTTCTGTATCCAAGAAGTTCGCGCCCATGCTGTAACGGTAGTAGTCGCAACCAATCTTCTTGGCTATCTTCATCATGTCTGTACAACGGGCGTTCGAGAAGAACGACGTACCCGTCATGATGAATGCGTAGTCTTCTGTTGGCGGGAATTCCTGATACATCAACGCATCATCCTTGATGCCCTCATGCAGCTTCCAACGCCACCAAGCCATTTGCCGACTGTTGATCTCTACGTCGTAGAGTTTCTTAATGTCGCGTGTCCATTCTTTTTCTTCTGGTGTTAGCTTGCCATCCCAATAGACTTTGTAAATCTGTGAGGCAGCATCAACAGAATAGAACTGGTTACGCCACCAGCCACAGAAAATGGCTCTTTGTGTCTTAGCGCGTTTCGCGGTGACGTACATATCGTGGAACATATTAAAGCCACGCGCAGTGGACTCGAAGATGTACAGACGATTCGGGTTGGTTTCAGCCAAAGACG